AAAGGTATAGAAGAGTCCTTAAAAAAAGAAATAAAGAGTTTTCTAAATGGAAAAACTTCTGTAAATAAGATAGAAAAAGCAATAAGAGATAAATATTCAACAGGTGCAGGACAAACCAGCAGACTAATAGAAAATGAAGTTGCCAGATGTCAAAGTGAAGTAAATGAGTATTTTTTCAAGGTTCAAGGGATTATAAAAGTAATGTATTGTGCAGATTTAGATTCTCGCACATGTAGTGATTGTTCTATGCATAATGGAGTGATATTTTATGTCAATGAAGATAGGCCCTCTTTGCCAAGACACTGTCACTGTAGATGTCAATATATACCTGTTTAACATGTATTAATTAATTTAATAGGTGTTTTTATTATGTCTAAAAAATATGAGGTGAAATATGAAAGTTGAAATATTAGGAACAGAATATCTAGTGATAGAGAAACTTGAAAGCGAAGATGTGCTATTAAAGGAAAGAGCTGGATATTGTGATCACTCTGTTAAGGAAATTGTTATAGAGAAAATAAATTCTGAAGAAGGTTCATTGAAAGATTTAAGTGTATATAAAAATGAAGTTGCTAGGCATGAAATAATTCATGCATTTCTTAGTGAAAGTGGATTGAAGAGTTGTAGTTCTTGGGCTACAAACGAAGAAATGATTGACTTCTTTGCAATTCAATTTCCTAAAATAGTAAAGGTTATGGATAAAATAGAATGTTTGAATTAAATTTTCAAAAAGGAGAACTTTATACATGTTAAAAAAAGAAGTGTTGGAATTACTAAAAGAAATAGAAGATGATGCAGAAATAGATTCATTGCTGCAATCAACAGATTTATTCAAATCTGCATCTGATAAAAAGCTTACAATAGAAGAGTTTAGAGAATTAATTAATAATGATGCAAACTTTAAAGCTATTATAGATAATGAAAAAAATAAATATCACAGCGAAGCACTTGAAAACTTTAAGAAAAAAGATATGCAGACACTTATAAGTGCTGAAGTTCTAAAAAGAACTGGAGCAAATGAAACAGAAGAGCAAAAAGCAATAAGGGAATTAAGAGAAAGCCTAGACAAACTAAAAAAAGAAAAGCAGTACGCAGAAAAAGTTTCTAAATATAAAGATATTTTAGTTGAAAAGAAAATACCTACAAACTTAATTGAATATCTATTATCTGATGATGATGATAAAACAAATGCAAATATAGAGATATTTGAAAATTCAATGAAGCAATATGTGCAGTCAAAGGTAGATGAAAGAATTAAAGATGGTTCATACGTTCCACCTGGCAAAGATAGTGCAGGTTCGCTATCAGAAATTAGAAAACAAATAAAGCAAGGGCTAAATAGTCTTTAGTATAAAAAAAGAAAGGATGATTTTATAAATGGCTAATGTATTACAATATGTAACACTTTTTCAACAAGAACTAGATATGCAGGTAACAGTTGGCTCAACTACTGGATGGATGGAGAAAAATGCTGGTCAAGTTATATATAATGGAGGAAGAGAGGTAAAAGTACCAAAAGTAACAATGGATGGCTTAGGTGATTATGACAGATCTAAAGGATATACGCAAGGCGCAGTTACACTTGAGTACGAAACAATGAAAATGGAGATGGATAGAGGTAGGACTTTTATGTTAGATTCAATGGATGTAAATGAAAGTAACTTCGTTATAAATGCATCTTCTGTAATGGGATTATTTCAAAAGCAACATGTTATACCAGAAATAGATGCATATAGATACTCAAAGATATTTTCTGAAACAGCTAAAGTAGATGAGCGTGTAAAATATTCATACGAAGCTACAGTAACTACAATATTAAGTGAATTGAAAAATCAACTTGCATCAATACAAGATTTATCTGGAGATATACCTCTTATTATTAGTATGTCTAGCATAATTGCAAGCATATTAGAACAATCATCTCAACTTGATGATATTGAATTTGGCGATGGAGATATAAAAAGAATTGTAAAGTCTATAGACAATGTACCTATAATAAAAGTTCCATCAAAAAGAATGAAAACAGAATACGTATTTAGAGATGGTAAAACATCTGGACAAACAGAGGGTGGGTTTACTGAAGGAGCAAAGGCTTTAGATATAAACTGGTTAATAACTCCAGCATCTGCTCCAATTGCAGTATCTAAGACTGATAAGCCAAGAATATTTACTCCAGATCAAAACCAAACAGCAGATGCTTATCAAATAGACTATAGAAAATATCACGATTTGTGGATATTGGATGAATATTTAAAACTTTGTAGAGCATCTGTGAGACAAGCTAAAGCTGCACAAGAATAAGGAGTTGTTTTAAATGTTTGCATTGATAAAAAATAACATAATTAAAGTTGTTGAAGATGAAAATTCGAGAGATAAATTGATTTCAAAAGGATTTAAAATATATTCAGAAGAAGTGACTAAAGAGAATATTGAGAAAAAAGAAGAAAAAGTTAAATCAACCTCTAATGATTTATTTAATCTATCTAAACCAGAGCTTATGGAAATTGCTAAAGGCAAGAATATAAAGGGATATTCAACTAAAACTAAAGAGGAATTAATTCAACTACTAGATGAGTACAATGCTTGATAATGTTAAATTAGTTTTAGGAATAGAAAATGATAGATATGACAAATTAATAATCCTTTATATAAATAAAATAAGTGAGATGGTTTTAGAATATTGTTCTAGGCAGGAACTAAGTATAGCACTAGAAGGGTTTGTAGAAGAAAAAGTAATATCAATATTATCTTCAAGATTTGAAGAACTTAAGAAAAATAGTGGACTTGATAATCTAGAAAAAAGCTTAAAAGCTATAACTAGAGGTGACACTAAGATAGAATATAATGCTTTAACATTACAAACTGCTGAAAATAGCATCAGTTCATCATCTTTTTTAACTGATACTGATAAAAAATTTCTAAGTCCATTTTGTATTGTTAATATGTACTAAGGGGTGATCAAATGACAGAAGCAGATATATTAGAAATGACCTATCTTGATAAAATGACTATCATCAGAAAGTCAAAAGGTTGGAATCAAGAAACATGTTCTAATGATTTTAGTAATATTATTATAGCTGAGAATATCCCATGTGCAATTTCAAGAAAAGAAGAGGCCATTATAAGCGGCGATATTGGAGCTATAGTCATAAATAGAAAGTTATTTTGTAGACCAGAAGTAGATATAAAAACAGGCGACACTATAAATGCAACTTATAGTCATGGAGAAGAAGCTGTATTTAAGGTTTCTAAAGCGAATATATATCCAAGCCATATGGAAATACCTATTACAGAAGCGGAGAGAATATAATGGGAATAGATAATTTAGGAGTCTTTGAAGCATTAGCCTTAGATTTAGGTCTAAATGCTTCTAACTTTAATAGAAAAATAAAGAAGTTTACAAATAAAACTGGGCAAGAACTAGCAGAAAATATAAGAGATGAAACGCCTGTGAGAACTGAAAAGTTAAAAAATGGATGGGAAGAAAGTCAGCCAGAATATGATACTTATATTGTTGAAGACAAGGTTGAATATGCAACTTTAGTAAATGATGGCCATGCAACTAAAAATGGTGGCATTATTCCTGGTTCTTTTATGGTTGAAAAGGGAATTGAAAAAACAAAAGAAAATATGACAAGTGCAAAAGCAAATTTATTTGATTGGTAGGTGGTGAGTTGCTTACAAACAGAGACATTCTAATAGCAGTTAATGAAATATTAAAAAATGAGTTCATAGATATAGATATTTTTATTAATGAGGATAATATACAAGGCTTTGAGGAGGCTTGTTTTTTTGTGCAACTTTTACCTGTTTCTAACAATATTGCAAATAAAATTTTGAATACTAAAAAGATATTCATAGATATTGAATATTACCAAAAAGCTAGAAAAAATAAATTAAATCTATATGACATACAAAGTAGATTAGAAAAAATATTTAATAGAAACATTAGAGTTAAAGATAGGAGTTTAACTATAGAAAATATTTCTCCATCAATTGTAAAAGATTCTGTGGGGCATAAACTAACTTTTCTAATGACTATATCTTATTTTGAAGAAGTTTACTTTAGTAAAGAAACATATGTAACTATGGAAAATGTAGATTTAAAGATAGGAAGTGATTAAATGGGTTTACCAGAAATTAATATTTCTTTTATCCAAGCAGGAAAAACTTTTGTTAAACGTTCTGGAGGTATTGTAGCACTTATTTTAAAAGATACAAAAAATATAGGGCTAGTTGAGATAAAAGAAATGGAGGACATTCCAGAAAATTATTCTGCCACTAATTTAGACTATATAAAAATGGCTATGAAGGGAAATGTATATCCTCCAAATAAAGTATTAGTTTATACATTAGATACAGATGAATCAATAGATGATGCACTAGATTTTCTAGAAACTTGTGAATTTAATTATCTTTGTATGCCAGATGAAGAAGAAGGAGATTTACCTAAAATCAAAACGTGGATTAAGAAAATGAGAGAAGATAATAAAATAAAGGTTAAAGCTATTACTGCAAGTAATTCAGCAGATTATGAAGGTATAATAAACTTTACAGCAACTGACATTGAAGTTGAAGGTAAAAAATACACTTCAAATGAATTTCTACCAAGAATAGCAGGTTTTATTGCAGGAACTCCATCAACTCAATCTGTAACATATGCAGAAATACCAGAAGTCACTAATATACCTAAATTAACAAGAGCTGAAGCAAATACAAGGATAAATAATGGAGAGCTAATTTTAATAAAAGAAAGCGGAGCTATAGTGATCGCTAGAGGAGTTACATCTTTTACAACAATTACTGATTCAAAAGGTGATATATTCAAAAAGATTAAGTTGGTTGATACACTAGATCAAATTCATAACGATATTAAAAAAATAATTGTAAAAAATTATATAGGAAAAACCCAAAACACTTATGATAATAAATGTTTACTTATTGTTGCAATACAATTATATCTTCAAGAATTAGAAAAGGATGGTTTAATTGACCCAGGTTCAACAATAGAAATTAATTTAGATGCTCAAAGAGCATGGTTAAAAGAAAATCATATTGATGTATCTAATATGGAAGAACAACAAATAAAAGAATATAACACAGATACAATTGTATTTTTAAAAGCAAAAATTAAATTAATAGATGCCATGGAAGATGTGTATTTAGACATCTCTATGTAGTTTGGAGGTTAAAATTTGAAAGCTAAAATAGACCCAAGTAGAATAATATCTGGTACATTTGGAGAATGTTGGATAGATGGTAGGCAAATGATGGCTGTAAAAGGCTTAGAGGCAAAAGTTGAATTAGAAAAAGAAGAGGTTAAAGTTTGTGGACAATTGATGGTTGGACAAAAACTCATTGGAGCATCTGGAAAGGGCTCTGTAAATTTATTTAAAGTGAGTTCCCTATTTGGAGAATATGTTGAAAGTATGTTAAACGAAGGAAAAGCATTCAAATTTACTATAATAAGTAAATTACAAGACCCAGATTCATATGGAGCTGAAAGAGTTGCTCTTTATGGTTGTATGCTTGATGACTTAACTTTAGCAGATTGGGAAGCAGGAAAAATGGGAGAAATAGAAGTTCCATTTACTTTTGAAAGCTTTAAATATTTAGATAAAATTACAGAAAAATAGGAGGATTTTTATTATATGAATACAGTAGAAAAATTATTAAATATGGATGCAGGTAAATTGAAAATGCCGTCTAGTATATTTGAATTATATTGCAAAAAATTAGATGATATCTTAGAAATTGAATGTAATGCTATTGATCCAGAGCGTTTTGATGAGATAAGAATGAATTCAATGGATGTAGATAGTGGTAATTTAGAAAATATTAATGTTTATGAACTTAAGGTAAATACAATACTTGAGTCATGTCCAATGTTTAGAAATATGGAAGTTGTAGAAAATCTGGGCTTGGCAACCCCCAAAGACCTTCTAAAAAAATTACTCTTAGCGGGAGAAATTGATAATTTATATGAGGAAGTTAATAAAGTAAATGGCATAGATGCTGAAGGAGATAAAAAAAGACAAAAAGAAAGAGCTAAAGATATAAAAAACTAATTAAAACGGATGGAGAAGTTAACTTGATGTACTTATTATTTAAGTATAAAGGTATAATGCCATCCGTTTCTTATCGTATACTAAGAGGCGAAAAAGAAATTGTTAGTGTATTTATGGATCAAGAATTGGATGAAAGAAAAGAAGAAATAAAATCTGGTGCTGGGAGGTTGTTTTAGTATATGAGTTCTAATGCAAAGGTCCTACAAGCAATAATAAAAATGAGAGATGAAGCAAGTTCAACATTAAAAAGAGTAGCAGCAAATACTAGGGCTCTACATGATTCATCTTCCCAAGCATCAAGAGCATTAAATAATGTTCAAAGTAATTTAAAAAGTGTTGGAACTAGCGCCTTAAAAGCAGGAGGTCTTATCACTGCTGGAGTTGGTGGCGCATTTGCAGCTGCAACTAAAGTTGGAACAGAATTTGAAAGCGCTATGTCTCAAGTTAAGGCTACATTTGGAAATTCCTTAAAACCAGGAGATTTTGAAGCTCTGTCTAAGGCTGCTAGAGATGCTGGAAAAGCTACAACTAAAACTGCTGCTGATTCTGCTAATGCACTTCAGTATATGGGGCTTGCTGGATGGGATGTTCAAAAGTCAATGCATGCCTTAATGCCAGTGCTTAATTTATCTGAAGCAGCCTCTATGGATCTCGGTCTAGCATCAGATTTAGTAACTGATAGCATGAGTTCCATGTGCTTAGAAGTTGATAAGGTCAGTAAAAGTGGAAAAGTACTAGCTGGTGCAGGTTTAAGTGAGTATTTAGATAAAGTTGCAAATGCATCTACTAAATCAAATACAAGTATACAACAGTTGATGGAAGCGTTTAATGTTGCAGGTGGTACATTTAGCAATTTAAAAGTTCCACTTTCAGAAGCAACTGCTATCATGGGAATACTTGCAAATAGAGGAGTTAAGGGTACAGATGCAGGTCATGCTTTAAACTCTATCATGGTAAATCTTACAACAGGTGCAGGTCAAGCAGGTAAGGCAATGAAAAAGTTAGGTGTAAGTGCATTTGATAATCAAGGTAAATTTAAAGGTATGTCAAATGTACTTAAAGAGGTTGCAAATAAAACTAAAGGTATGACTGATGAGCAGAAAAATTATTACTTATCTGCTATTGGTGGAAAGACTCAATTAAAAACGTTACAAAAGTTACTTGATGGTGTGGGAAATGAATATGATAGTTTAAAGAAAAAAATAGATAATTCAAAAGGTGCTTTAAAAACAATGTCTGATGTAATGAAGGATAATACTAAGGGTGGACTTGCAACCTTAAAATCAGCCCTTGAAGAAACTGGAATTACTATTTACTATCAACTAAAGCCAGCAATAGCATCTGTAGTTGATAATTTAACTAAAATGACTGTTTGGTTTAATAATCTAAGTGAACCAATAAAAAGAGTCATAACTAATGTAATGCTTTCAGTTGGAGCATTTGGAGTACTTTTATTAACTATAGGGGCTGTGTCTTTAATTGTTTCAAAAGCTATAGGTGTATTTGGCTTTTTTGTTCCAATAATATTAAGAGCAAAAGTTGCTTTCAGAGCTTTTGTAATAGGCATGAAACCATTAAGTGCAGTATTTTTAGCTGTAATGGGTCCTGTAGGATGGACTATAACAGCTGTAATTGCATTGGCAGTAGCATTTACTATTGCTTATGCTAAATCTGAAGTATTTAGAAATAAGGTTAATTCATTAGTAAAATCATTTACAGAATTTGCAAAACCTATAGTAAATTTTTGTATGCCTGCACTTAAACAATTAGGGGAAAAATTTAAAGAGTTGTTATCAGCATTTGGTCCACTATTTGCGTCTATTTTAAACTTAGGAAGTGTAATAATGAAGGTACTAGGACCTGTTTTAATTGGCGTAATAGGTTTTCATATAGCAAAATTAGTTTTGATTTTATCTACTCTGGCAACTGCCTTTAAAGCTGTAGTTGATACTATAACTAATGTATTAAATGGTCTAGCATCTATTTTAAATGGAGTATTTAATTTAATTATAGGTATTGTCACAGGCGATAGTAAAAAGATGATGAATGGAGTTAAACAAATATTTGATGGTGGAGTAAAAATTATAAAATCAATTTGGAAAGGTTTCATAGATTTTGTAACTGCTCCTATACAAGCTATAGCTGATATAGCTGACAGCTTATTTAAAGATAAAGCTAAATGGCTTACAGATAAGTGGAAAGATTTAAGAACATTCTTAGAAAATCCAATTGAAGCAACTGCCAAAATATCTACTAAAACAAATGTAAACATTCCAGGAAGTAAAGCAGCTGATGCAGCTGGGAAATCTACACCAAATACAGGTGGATTAAAACAAACAATAGCAAATCTAAAAGGTTCATTTAGTGATTTTAAAACTTTTATTAAACCTATGACAGATTCTATAAGTCAAGGAGTTGAATCTGGAAAAACTAAATTTACAGAACTGCAAAACAAAATATTAAATGATGTTAAACCTGCATTAAAGGTCCTAGAGGATTCTGGAGTAAATTTTAAGGATAAGTTTAAGGAGTCAATAACTTCAATAAAGGATAAATTTAATGAATTAAAGAACATATTAGCTGGAAATATTAAAACAAATATAGATAATTTAGTAAAAGCATTTGAACCTTTAAAACCTCATTTAGATAATTTGAAAGAGTGTTTTGATAAGGTTAAAAAAGCGATTACTGATTTTTTTACTCCAGCCAAACAGGTTGGAGATACAGTAAACAAAGTAAGCCAACCAATGGATAGTGTTAAAAAGTCTACTGATGGAATTAAACTTTCTTTCCAAAGTTTAACTCAAGCACTTGCTCCTGTTAAAGCTTGGTTTCAAGGATTTATGCCTTTCCTATCACAAATAGGACAACAACTTTTACCATCTATAGGAATTGCAATAGCTGGTGTTGTTGGCGGAATAATTTTAGCATTTACATGGGTTTTAAATACATTAACCGCAATAATAACAACAGTATCTGGAATCATAAATGGAATTATGTCTTTTATATCTGGAATTATTAATGTTATTATGGGGCTTATAACAGGAAATGCTGATCAAACTATGGATGGACTTAAACAAATATTTGATAGTGGAGTAGGTGTAATAAAATCAATTTGGAATGGCCTTGTTGATCTAGTTAGTGGTGTACTGGAACCTGTAATAGATCTTGCTGACTCATTTTTTAAAGATAAAGTTAAAGGGGTAAAAGAAGCTTGGAATAAACTTAAAGATTTCTTTAAACATCCAATTAAGGGAACAATAGAAATATTTAAAAAAGGTCCTAGTTTACAAATTGGAAAAGGTGCAGATGCTGCTGGCAAAAGTCCAAGAAAAGCATTTGGTATAAATAGAGTTCCTAGAAATGATTATTTAATTAGGGCACATGAAGGAGAGAAACTTTTAACCAAACAAGAAGCCAATCAATACAAAAGAAATAGTTCAAATGGAAGTTTATTTCTTGATAAATTGGCTGATACAATAATTGTAAGAGAAGAGGCTGACATAGATAAAATTGTAAGAAAAATAAACAAAAAAATATCTCTTGCAAAAGTTGGAGGCGTTTTGTAAATTATCGTGCTATAATTGTAGTATATAATTTACAGGGGGTTATGTTATGAATAAAAAAATACCAGCATTAGCAATATTAATTGTATTATCTTTAAGTTTAGTTGGATGCAGCACAAATGATTCAAAAAATGGAGATAGTAAACCTAAGCAAAATACAGAGGAAATTAAAAATCATAAAATAGGCGAAGTTGTTGATTTGGACGGAGCAAAGGTATCTGTTAAAAATGTTAGAAAACTAGAATCAGATAGTAATGTATATGCAGTTGAGATT